TTAAACTTGCCAAGGAAACTTCAAACTGATGTTTTGATTGAACTTCTCTTGTTTCATTAACTTGGCTAATCGTTCCGCTTGACGATCATGGTACCCGCTACAAACAAACTCAGCCTCATCATTATCTGGTACAGCTGTTGGTAAAACAACATTCTTATCCGTTACAACGAAGGTTGAAAAACAAGTTAATCCTAAGAAACGTTTACCAGTTTTTAAATGTTCACCGATTATTTTGGTAAAGACTTCAATTGAACGACTACCCACCCCAGATACATATGATTCAGTACACATTGAATCTTGTAAGCCAAATGGCAAGATAAAGTTAACTTGATCAATCGAAGCTGTAACTGTTTCAATTCTGGCCACACGTGATGCGGCAATGGACGAATTATCATCAATAATCATTAATGTCCTACCGCCAAAAACGGTATTGTGTTCATTTAAATCAGATGAAAAAACTCGATGATTGCTAATTGATAATGTTTCACTACATTTAATTGTTTCCATAGTTTTCTCCTCAGTGAAAAATGACTTTTATTTTTATACTTATATTTTCAGGAACTCAATGTAATATTATACTATGTGACTTAGACATAACAATTTATAATTCTAATACACCCGATACTAAGTGATTAATTAGGTTTTGCATACATAATTGAGTTCGTAAATTCCCGCCTTACTTCATTTATCAACTGATAATCAAAGCGGATATTCTTTAAACATATACGTGTGCCAAATGAAAAAAATTATTAAAAATCTCTCTAATCAGCGGCTATTTATAACAGTAACATAACGCATATAAAAAGGCTGGAGTCATTGGTACTCAATGACTCCAGCCTTTTCACAAACTATTTTCTTAAAACGTATAAAATACCCAAATGATCCCTCCCGGAATCGAACCGGGGACCTACTGCTTAGGAGGCAGTTGCTCTATCCAACTGGGCCAAGGGACCGAGACGTTTCAGAATTTCACAATCTCTATTTTTTACACAAACGTGTGCAAAACGTGTGCATACATTCGTTATACTTTAAAATTTAATAAAAATAAAGATATGAACTACCAAAACCATATAAAATTATATCACAAAAAGCCCCTACTCTAAATTAATAGAATAGGGGCACAAAAATGATTTATTTTACTTACCGTTATAACCCGAACCTTGTACATACTTCATTGGAATATACTCATCAGTAGCAACTTCATATGAATAACCAACATTTGGAAGGTTTACTAATTTATCATTTATTCTCCATGCAGTACCACCCTTAAAGATTTTGTTACTATCATAAATTGCATTACCCTTCGAATTATAAGCGAGTACCCCGTAATCACTGAAGTAGTTGACTATAACTGTGTTACTAAAAGTTGAACTTGACTGTGGAATCAGCGTGTCAACGCCAATAATGTAGAAAGGTTTCTCATTGATGACTTTGATTCCTGCTGACTTCCAAGATGTTCCAGAAATAACATCGGTTCCAATATTTGCTTGACCATCATCTTTATAAGTTGTGAACGCTTTGTAAGAATCACCTTTTACAGAGACAACATTATTAATTGTTGAATTTGGATTGGGCATCGGTGTTTGATTTCCATAAAAGAAATTATCATAATTTTGTGATACATCGAAATTGCCATATGATCCTTGGAATTGATATGTTGACCCCCATTGCCAACTATGATGTGCTGAGTACCAATTTTTGGCAGCAGCATTGTATGGGTATGAAGCAATCCAACCTTGGCCAACATCCATTTTGGAACCAAGCCATGAACTCATAGTATAAATTGATGAACGATATCCATATTTAGCTACTTCATTCATAAATGCTTGATTGTTTGCATTATTGACTGATTTTGAAAGTCCATTCTGTTCTTGAGCTTCGACATCTGTTACTAATGCTGCACCAATTGGCAATCCATCAGCTTTAGCCATACTTGCCGCATAGTCTGCCTCATTGATAGCACCTTGGACCGATGTGTATCTGGCAAAATGATAGCCATTAATATAAAGTCCTGCTTGCTGTGCTGTCGAAATATTATTAGCTGCGGTGTAATCATGATAATAATTACCTTCAGAAATTTTAGTAACCACAGCTTTAACACCATAATTGTTTAACATATCTTTGAAATTTGAAACGGTCATATATCCATTGTGATTTGATACATCAACCATATCAGTACGAGCAGCAGAAACAGTTTGGGTACAAAAAAATAGACTTGCTATAAGCAAGCCTAAAATAATTCCTAATCTTTTTTTCATTTGTTCTCACCAACCTTATCATCACCAATAAATGCTTGGAAACCATCGAACAAGCCACTTGTCCACCCTCCAACGAGTAATCCAGCAATCATTGCTTTGTATAAATCATCATGAAATACTAAAGCAATTAGAGATGAAAATACCAATCCTAACAACATTGCCAAAAATGGCATGTATTGGATTGGTATTTTTTTCGTATTCTTGATTCCGTTTGTTGCACCATACACAAGAACTGTAATAAGCAGCAATTGTGTTGCATCAATTAAATTAAAATTTTCAATAAAGCTCATTTATTTTCCTCCATCTTTCTTTTTAAATCACCAATCTGCCTAGTCAACTGATCAGTAACTTTTCTCTGTGCTTTCAAATCTGCTCGAACTTCAATTAACTCTGATTCAAGCTTAGAATTTTTACTTTTTAAATCAGATCTTTCATCAACCAACGAATTAATCTTATCAACATTCTCCAAGTAGTGATCTGCATAAATACCTTCATTACTACCATTATTTTTTAACTTCTGAAGTAGCAGCCCAAAAATCCCTGTTACAAAAGCACCACCAATTGCCGAAATCACAAGTTTGAAATTATCTACCAATCGGGCTTACTCCAAAATGCCTCAAGCAAAATTTTCACAATTATTACGAATGAAATCATGGTAGTAAAATCTGGACTAAATCTATTAATTCCAAGTATCTGTACCATAGCAATATCATGGAACAAGAACATTAAGAAGTAAAAAGTCCAAATAAATAATGGTAGAAAAGTCACTAGAATTTGATTGATTCCATGCAAATGATGAAATGAAGCTAAGATTACATAGACTCCGATTAATGAAACTGGTATTGAGAATAATGGTTCATCAATATGCATTACAAAATCAGGCGGCCTATCGATAAAATGATTTGACATGATTAATGTGATACCTAAAGCTAAGGTTTCAAGTCCATTAATGAACCAGCTTCGATTAATTCTAAAGAAGAACAATCGTTTAACATTTTTAGGTAATTTATTTGGTTTGTCCATTTAATCACCTCATTTACTAGCCAAACGGCTAGCCTTCCTTAAAATCTTCTCCAGTAATGTTTTTGTAATCGTCCTTTGAAATAACGATAGGAACATAGCTAACAATATCCTCCGCTTTTAATGTTCCCCAACCAATTTCCATCTTTAATAAATTAACCATAATTATTTTGCCTCCGTTGTATTTGTATTTTGAGTTGCTAATTGTAATTGCATAGATGCTAACTGTTTTGTGATTTCAGTCATACCATTCTTGATATCTGCCTTATCTTGAGCGTCTTGCAATTGAGTTTGAGTTAATGCAGTGATACCAGATTGAGTCTCTTTTACATCTTTAGTTAAATTCAAATTTTGCATTGTTAATGTCGTGAAATTATTTTGAGATTCTTCATCAGGTGTCATGTTAGTTGAAATATGAACTAACTCGTTGTCAGACTCTCTGACTGTCCATAAATAGCTATCAGAACTAGAAAAGGCTGGATCACTTTCTACTAGTGTCCAACCTTTATCTTTAAATAATTTAACTTGTAATTCTGCACCAAACTCACTTGTGGTAACCGTACCGATAATATTTCTATCAGCATCTAATTGAATTGCTATTTTCATATTCTGCCTCCTTTAATCTTTGTAAGGTGTAATTTTCTTAATTGTTGGTAAATAATAACTATTTGAATAAGGGTCGCTATTCGCAGAAAATGATGTTCTCAATTTTGAAGGATCATTAATTGATGCCGTGCCAATTTCTATATAACCGTCTAATGGTATCGACAAATATGTGTCATTATTAGCGTATGCAGTCCAAACAGAACCATTCTTTGATTCGTACGAAAACTTCGTTCCTACTGGCTTTAAAGTATTTGTGAGATTAAATTTAAAACCATTGATAAGGTATTCTTTTGATATCCTTACTGAAGTTTTTTTCAAAATATTAAATGATGATGTTCTTTGGGTTGAACCATTATAGAACTTATCGTCAAATGTAATTTCAATTCCGTCCATGGTGTTCTCTAAGAAATCAGACGCCCCTGCCAATGCAATTTGCCCACTACTTGAGCCACTGAAGAAATTAACTGATGCTGGCATTTGAGCGACTGCTGCTTGAATTGAAAAAGTAGCAATTACATCTACCACAACATCATAATTAGCACCAGTGGCACCAGCAGTATTGCCGTCATTGTCATAGCCAGTAAAACTGTGGTAAGTCATTGTACCATCACCATTAAATTTAACTTTAAGGTGTGGTGCTAAGAAGTTCTTGCCACCTTGTAAGTTTTCACCAATACCGTCAATTGGAATATCTAGTTCATTAGTGGTAGCAAGGTCTGCTGATTTAATATAAACGGGATAAACTGATGTTGTAGTAAAATACCCTTCCTTTGCTGTGTTGTTAGTATCGTAATTTAATTCGATATCTGAAACATCACCTTTAGCTCCAGCCGTCATAGCTGTCTTTTGCAAATGTAGCAAGAACGTGGCGCCGTCACCCGCCATGTTAAATTTAGTACCAACATCCCTAAGTAAAGTGACTGTTTTAGATGTTGTTGGGTCCTCAGTTGCACTCTCATCACGTTGGTATAAAAGATATCTACCAGTAATTTCACCATCTGACAATGAGCCGGCATAATAATCAGCTCCAGCAGACGGGTGATCTGGATTATCTTCACCGCCCGTATCTCCACCTGAACCATTGCCAATACTTAATCCAGAAATATCAATCATATTTTTATCTCCGGCTGGTAAAATTGTTTGTTCTTTGCCTGATGGATCTTTGTAAACTAATCCTTGAGCTGCATGTGCAGCAATGCGAGCAACTTTAGTAATTGCGTTTTCTACCATTTTTATCCTCCTTAATTAAGCTGTAGTTGTGTCTAATGCATTTTGTAATGTATCAATTTTGGCTGAAATAGTAGCATCAGAAATTTTATCTGTTGTGTCCACTTTAGCAATTGAATCTTTAACTAATGCTTGTGCACCAGTTACTGTCATCAAATAGGCCGATGAATTGATAAAATTGTCAGTCTTATCAATAGGAAGTTTGACAACTCTGCCTGTTCCATCATCAGTTTTGATACCAATTGGGATACTCGTAACCAATTTGGCGACTCTATCTAAATCCGTCATTCGCTATCAATGCTCCCTTCAATAATTCCGGTCAACAGATCAACCTTTGATGAAATATCTTTATCAAGAATTACATCATTTACATTCACTTGAATTTGACCGGTATTAATCCCTAATTGAACAGCCGTGTTCAATCCATCTTTGGTAACCAAATTATCACCAGTAATTTGCTTTTCAAGTCCGTCCATACGAGCTTGGGCCACGTCAATATCAGTATTTAAAGTATCAAGTTTTTGCTTGCTTTGACTAACGAAAGTATCGACTTTACCGGTACCATCTTTTAATTCTTGATCTAACTTAGTTAGTGCTTCCTGCATAGTTTCATCAACTTGTTTGAGTCCTGAAGCTATGATTGCGGCGTAGGCGTTTAATAGATAGTTAATTTGGTGGTCTGCTGATGTCTCCATTTCTTTGATATGTGCTAATAAACGAACATATTCAGATGCATAAAACTCTTGCACAACAGGCATAGCCACATCATTAGCGATTACCTTAATTGAGAAATCTAAGGTAGTTAGAATCTTAGTTCTATCAGTATTTTCAATTACGAAATGAGCATTCTTGTAATAACCTGCTGATTGAGCAATTACTGCTGATGGTGTCCAATCAATGAATCCAAGACTTGCTTGTGTTGGATTAAATCCCTCGTCATCTAAAATGATATTGCCGTCAGCATCCCGGCCTTCAAAACGAATAAGATAATTATCCATTGGTACATTGCCATCAATATTTTTAAAGGTAATAGGTACATGTAACATACCTGATTGACCCTGTCTGATAGTTATCATTTGAAAGATACGTTTATTAGTTAATGTATCTAACACACTTTGTGGCATGTTGTGTGTACTCTCATCAGACGTATCTTCGTGTGGCAAATAAAAAGCCTTTGATCCATCTAGATAGAAAATCAAAGGCTGTTCCATAGGCAAATCTGTATCTAATGTTCGATATTCAGCTCCAACCGAGGGAACTCTATACTTAACACCAATATCTGGTTGAACATCGCTAGATGACATGTCTGTATTTACATTGCTCTCCATTAATTGTTCTCTCCCTTCTCATCTTCAGTATTCAAATTCTCAACTTTACCCTCAACGTTAGAATCCATAATTTTATCGTTATAATCTGGATTACCCGTAAAGCCTTTAGCAAAGTTAGAATTTGGTTGTGGCTTGTCACCAATGTAATGATTAATATTGGTGATTTGCTTTTGTAAGAAATCAATCTTCTTATCAACATCAGCTTTTGAGTAGTATCGTTCATCAATCAACTTAGAAATTGATACAGAAATTTCAGACAATTGATCATCAGTTAACTGTTTGAAGAAATCAATAATTTCGTTCTCATTTGATTGCTGTAACGCTTGATTTTTAAGCAACAAGTTAATGGCTTTCTCAATCGTTTCAACATTGTAATCATTTGAATGAAACATGCTTGGTCCAATCAACTCTTGGGTTAAGCGGTCTAAGTGGACGTCATTACCATCAAAACCTTCAATATTTTGAAGTTCTGGCAATTTTAATAGTGCTTTTAAGTCAACTAATTCAAAACGTCTAAACACTGTTTTACCAGCATTATCATTACCCAATATTTCAACAATTTGATTATTGTCTTTATCGATATATGTTGTGCCGGTTGCGGACGTTTTTGATACTTGATTATTTGGTAATCGACCATACTCGATCAGTTGCAAATCTTGATTTGCATAAGGTAAATAGAATTGCTGTGTCCCGTCATATCCTTGCATTAGCTTCCCTCCTTTGAATTATTTTGACTAGCTTCAAGGCTATTAACCTTTGCAGCTAGTTTTTTTACGGATTTATTTAACAAATCATTGTTTCTTTCATGCAGCTTTAATGTGCTAGCAACTTCAAAATTGATATTCTTCTTTGACATTTTCGAATTATCTAACGATATAGTCATTGGAGTATCTTTCATCAGTGGGTTACCGCTGATACCGTTCAAAGTAACCATTGTTTTAATACCAAGTGGACCAGCATCTAAGTAACTTGTGTCACCAATCTTCATGGTGTCATCTTGATAACTCAGGTTAACTGTCAATTCAATGACTGGTTCTGTTTGTAAAACTGAATCAGCGTACTGCTTCATCTGTTCTACTGTTTTGATTTGGTCATTAGTGATATCATCACCAATTTTCAAACCATATTGGCTTCTTGAAGGCGCATTGTAATAAAAAAACGGCTCAAACACATAATTTGTGTCGTCCGCCGTTGTTCCATCAGTTTGTCCTTGGTCTTCACTAGGTTCTACATCGTATTGACCACTGAAATCAAAATAACTTTGATCAACCCATTGATTGGTTGCAATTCGATAGTAAGACTTGCCATTAGCACCATCGCTCACAGAACCATTAATCATCCAACGGGAACCATTCATAACACCATGATTTAACTTAGCCTGCGGTGACCATGGAGAATCGTAGACAGTTGCTCCAAAAACAGTATTCTTAACCTCTGTGACAGCAACGTCAGTAGCACCGCTGAAATCTAATGCTGATTGATCAATCCAACCACCATCAATTTTGTACCAAGACTTACTTTGAGCACCGTCAGAAGCTTCGGCAGTTATCTTGTATTGATTACCATTTGAGACTGCTTTACCCGTTTTAGTTTGCGGTGTAAATGGTGAATCATACACATCAACTTCATCATCTGATTTAACAGTACCCTGACCAGTAACTACTTGAATAGTTTGATCTTCAGGCTTAATATCGCCAGGTTTATCAAAACTAATGTACTTTTCAGATACCCATTCATCAGTAGCAACAAAGTAATAAGTAACATCATCAACTACTTTTTTGGTAGTAGTAAGGAATGAGTCTCCGTTTTTGATATAACGTTTAACAGTGGTCATATCAGATCCTACAATAGGTGCCCCTTGTGGATTCATGGTTGAAACGGTTAGATGGGCATTACCAACTGATGAACTAACGTTATTATCCTTGCTAGTATCATCGTCAGAACTAGAATCACCATCAACTTTAATAGTTCCTTCGCCCCAAACTAAATCAATTACATGATTTTCGGGCTTAACAGCTCCCGGTAAATCAAATCTGACATGTTCAGAACTAATCCATGCATTAACACCAACTTCATACCAAGTCGTACTATCAATTGAAACCTGTTGGGCGATTTTATAAATGGATCCATTAACGAGAACTTGACCAGTTTTGATTTTCTTAGTTGGCGAACTGTAAACCGGTACGCCATTAACTGCTGAAATAACGCCTTTTGCTTCAGGACCAACTGGAGTAGCTGTCATAGATATTCCTGAGGAATCAACTACTGCAACTGCACCATCAGTTTGAGTATGCTCATTGTCTTGAGTAGCTCCATACAGCATTGCACCATTCTTGATTGATGTACGATCAATCGAAACTTCAATATCATTAGTGCTATACAGGTTTCTAAACGTTTTATTTGTTGGATGCTTGTAGGAAACAGCATCATAAATCATGACTGTTTTTCCAGATGGAAGCCATTTAGCTCCATAGCTATCAACCGCTTTTTGAACGGCATCAAGTCCGGAACAATTTCCCCAGTCAGTAATATCGACTTTAGGAAAATCACCAATCAATTTGTACGTGTAACCGTCAACATTGTATTCAGAATCGAACACAAACTTCATAGCTTCGTCTAACGAATACGTTTGACTACCACTATTAACCTTGAATTGTTTGAAATCTTGCATACCAAATATTTCGTGTGTGCATGTGACATCCTTAGTTGTTAAGCCATCTACGACCTTTTCAACTAATTGCATGACATTATACTTTTGACCATCAAAGATGATTGAGGCACCGTCCTGCAACATTTCAAAGGATAATGAAGTGTCTTTTGATAGAAATGCTGTGAAAGTAATTGAGAACGTCTCACTAATCTGCTGATCAATATTAAAGCTGCCTTCATCTAAGCAAGTCAGCCATTCTTCACTCTGGCCGTCGGCTGACCTTACTAATAATTTATGACTGGACATTAGTTATAAATGAAATAGAATTCAAAAGATACATCTGAATTTGATAAGCCAGAAATCTCAAATTCATTGTTACCTTTAGCAAGCGAAATAGTTCCGTGATCAGAATTAATACCATCGTTAGTCCCATTAATCATAGGATTAACACCATCTAAAATTAGTTCATCAGATGATGTTAAAACACGATTATAAGTGAATGATTCACCAGTAGTGTTATTAGTTAGGGTTGGCGAACCAGACCCTCTAATGTGAATTTTTAAGTAATGATGCTGTGCTAGTGGGTCAATATCGAATGAACTAGGATTATAAATAGAAAACTTCTTCTCTTTAGACTCAAAGGATATGTCCTTATTCGGAATACCCATACCATAAGAAAAGAAGTTTTTATTTTTATCAAATATTTCTAACGATGTGCCAACAGACTCACGAACGCCAGTATAGTTATTAAACGCAATTTGGAATGTTCCAGCTTTCTCATTGAAGTAAGTTGGAGCAATCGGCTTAGTAACCACACGATATTTATAGGTTGGTTCACGACTAAACACAATCCAGAAACCGCCACGAATCATGAAGAAGTTCTGTAATTCTTCAATCAACATTAAGAATTCTGATTCATTAGCAGCATCAATCATCCAGGTGCTAGTAATATCACGGCTATCATATGAGCCTGACGTCCGTGTTTGACCATCACGTGTATTAATCTTTTGCCAGTTATCTACCGGATTAGTCATAGGCGGATCATAGTCATAACAGTGAACGCCAAATAAATCTTCAACATCATAATATGACTTCCAATTAATACCATCAGTCGAAATGGCTACTTCAACAGGATCGTATGGCAGTCTTGATGGATTATCATGACCATTGCTAAAACCATATGCATGTGGCTTAGGATTGGTTAATGATTCATCTTTAAATACTTTTTCAGTCACACAACTATCTCCTTTCTATTGTCTATTGCCTTGCATGTAACCATAAACGGCTGTATCACGTTGGTTTTGTTGATTAAGGTTATTAGATGTTCTTGCTACATTTATTTCTGGAGCGAAGTTCTTTCCATTAATGTTGCTTAATAAATTAATAACTGTATCTAGTTTTTGACCAATATCAGATGAGATATTACCCATCAAATTAGACGACTTAAATTCCGGATGAAAGTCAGCCATTTTGTACATCAAATCATTCATCAGCGGGATTGCTGATGGTCTAGCAGGGTTAATAACTACTTCTGGCTCTCCTGCAACTTCACCAGCAACATTTCCATTGCCTAGGTATGTTGGACTATTTAGCCAACCGCCGTTAGCTAAGAAGTTAATTTGACGACCTGTACCAATTCGATTCCAGCCACCATTATGCATATAAGCGTTTGTGGTAGCCATAATCTGATCAACACCACTAAGGATATTAGTGTGACCGGGAACAGCGTATGCCATGAAAGTTTGCGGAATAAATTGAAGCAATCCCATGGCAGGATTACCAGCAGCTGAATTTCTATCTGAAATCTGTTGTCTAATCGCAGCATTACCACCAGATTCACGAGCAATTTCACGAACGTAGGCAGCGGCTTCCCAGTCAATCCCATTTGGTGGGTTGGCGCCCATATCTTGAAGTACCTTTTTAACAATTGGTAACCATGCTTGAGCGGCTTTAGGATCACCGGCAACAGATTGAGCTTCTAACTCTTTGTCTTTCAGTTTGTTTAACTGGTCTTTGACCCAATTAATTGATTGCTTAACGACATAGTGTCCAGCAGGTGGAGCAAATGTACTACCAAATTTAGTAGCTTGACTAATTTTAGAAGTAGCTTTGTCCCAGACGGAAGTTAAGTTTCCTAATGGGTCTTTCAAGAATGAAGTGATTCCTTCAAGCTTATCCTTGACCCATTTACCCATATCTCCAAGTTCACCCTTAATCCATGAGCCAACGCCACCTGCGTAGTGAGGTACAGAACTTGGGGCAAAACGTTGAGCAGTTTCAGCGGCTGGAACAACAGTTGCTCCTGGCTTCAAGTCAACCATGACATTACGCATTTTTGGAATAACTCTCCAAGGTTCTCCAGGATTTCTAAAGGCTTCCTCAAATACTGGTCCTTTTTGATCATTGATCAAAGCTGGTCCACCGGGGTGATATCCAACACCGCCGGCATATTTAATAGGTGCAATAGATTGAGCTTTACCACCAAAGAACTTGATAACGGTATTAATACCACCGATACCAGTATTGATAGCTTTAACTACTCCGCCCATGGCTGTATGAGCCCAGCCAGAGAACTTATCAAATATTTTCTTAAAGAAATCGCCTATGCTTGACCACATTGAATTCCAACTAGATTTAAAGCTTGAGCTAAATGATGACCACCACGAATTCATGCCACTTGAGAAATTGTTATACCATTTGGACATCCCGTTAAACTGGTTGCTCATGTATGAACTGACTTTTGACCATGTTGAATCCCAAGACTTAGAAAAATCAGAGCTAAAGCCAGACCACCAGCTACTCATGCCAGAACCCCAAGAATTGGCAGTCTTTTGAGCAGACTTAAATTGGTTGCTTAAGTCTTTGACCCACTTAGATTTCTGAACATCTTTAGACATGGTTGTCATTTGCTTAGAAACATTATTAGATGACTTCTGAACTGACTTAGACATGTCATTTGTTGCTTTCGACACATCTTTGGACATCTTGTTTAAATCGATAGACTTAGAAATTTTCTTCCAAGTTTTTTCCCAAGATTTTCCAATTGGGTCGAATATTTTAGTTAACCACTTAGTAAATCCTTGCCAGTCTTTCTTTAAATTTTTGATTAAAGAAGTCATTGATTTTTGCAAAGGTTTAACTAATGGCTTAGTAATCATCATCGCAAGTCCAACTGGTAACGCTAGCGCATAAACTGCTAATTTTCCAAAAGTTTTCATACTTTTGATCATTGATTTAACAATATCATTACCAATTTTGCCTGCACTTTTGACAATAGACTTGAATCCAGATTGAATATCTTTACCCAAATTCTTAACCCATTTTTGGACTGATTTACCAGCTTTAGTATCTTTTAATAAGAAGTCACCGATTCCAAGAAATGGATTAACCAGCGTTAGAAGTAATTCCTCTTTGTGCTGTTTCATCCACTTGATGATTCCTTGGCCCCACTCAACAGCACTATCAGTAGCTTTGCGAGCATAATATCCAGCTTTAGGAATTAAGCCTTCTGGAGGTTTAGCACCCCTGCCGGCTTTATTCCAGCCATCAGTAAAGTTTTTAGCTCCTTCACCAGCCCATTTACCTGCCATTCTTCCGAAAGTAGCTCCAATTGCTGCACCCGCAGGCCCACCAATCATAAAGCCAATTCCTCCGCCGATAAGTGATCCAGCCGCCTTACCAAAACCTTCAAATTTCTTTTCTGGATTTTTAGCTTTTAATGCGCCATAAATGTCAAGCCCAGCAGTGGCAGCAACACCAATACCAACTGCAGCAGTACCAATCTTTGCTCCTTTGGACATATCGCCAACATTTACTTTAGAAAATTTACCACCTTGAAATCCTTTACTAATAAACTGAAATAGATCACTGAATTTAGTTTTAGTTCCAGAAATAAACTCCAATATTTTGGCCTTGGAATCGCTTAGACCGGATATTCCAAATCTAAATACTTTTTTAGCGTTATCTCCCTCACCAATAATCTTCGTTAAAAGACCGCCTTTTGTTTTATCTGCAAGACCTACAATTTTTAATAATGGTGCAAATGCTGATTCAGACATTTTGAATGCTTTGAATCCAACAAAAGCTGTTGCTAAGGTTTTTATTGCAGTCTTATGTTTAGCTACGTTATCCAAAACTTTAGATAACGATTTTAATGGATCAGCATCATCTTTTGAATTCTTACCGAGAAGACCAAACGCCTTAGCTAAATCATTAAACATTGTAACAGTTGTGTCCCAAACACCCTTGACGAAAATACCAACAATAGTTCCTAAATCCTTAGCAATATCAGAAATAGTTCCTTTATGTTGAGAAAGATATTTGATAATGACAGCTACATACTGAGACAACTTAGCCAATCCATTTCCGGCATCGGTTAGTAATCCTTTGAATGCTGCTGAATTTAATTCATTAGCTATATCAGATAGGCCAGTAGTCTTTTCTTTAACCAACGGTTTCATCAACGTACCTTGAGCAGACAACCATCCTGACTTGATTCTTGCTATTGCACCTTCACCTGTTTTACCAAATGCTTTAAATGTATCTGATGAATGTGCTGCAACTTGCGTCATTGCATCTTCAAACTTTTGTGATGAAATATCACCATTTGAAACAGCTTTAGTCAGTTGATCTTGTGACATATTCAATGCTTTCGCTAATTCTCGTGGCAATGCTGGAACGGCCTTGGACATTCTCGCATAAGCCATAGTAGAAAGCTTGCCTGATGATTCAACTTTTGCATAAGACGAAGCCAAACCGTTTGCAGCATCTTCACCCTTACCGGATTCTATTGCCAAACTTGAAAATGCTCTAGTCAGATTTTGGGTAGTAGTAAAGCTACCAGTGAATCCATAAATTTTCTTTTGCAAGTCATTGATTGCACCAGCTGAAAAACCAGTAGCACTTCTTAGCTCTGCCATTGATCCGACCATGGCTTTAGTCTGTCCAGCAGAAAGCCCCATGCCTTCCCAGACACGGTTGATTTGCTCACCAGCTTCGACTACCTGTATACCATTCTTAGCAGTTGAAATCATATTGGTGGATAGTGCTTGCAAACCGTTTAGTACGGCTCCACCGACAAATGTACCGGCTAGGAATGACTTAAATTTTCCTGTTTTCTCTTTAGCAGAATTAACACGATCACTAAAACGTTCTAGTGCCGTGCTACCAGCAGACGTGTTAGCAGTAACCGTTGTACTGATATGATTAGGGATATCCTTAGTAGCATGAATAAAATCTTCAATAGGTGTCTTATGAGCGATGGCATCTAATTGAGTTCTAGCTTCTTTTGGAACCTTGTCATACCATTCTTTGAACGTACGAAAGCCAGCCTCATTGAGCTTAGATTTAAGTTCGGTTTGCTGGCTTTTTGGTAGTTTGTTTAAATCATCTTTCCACGTCTGAAATCCAGTCCGCTCAATATTGGTCTTTAGCTTGGTGTATTGTTCCTTAGGTAAAGCCTTCATATAGCTGTCAAAAGTATCAAATCCGCTTTTTTCAGCCATAGCATTCAGCTTAGTTTGAACATCTTTAGGAAGTCCTTCTAGCTTTTGGTGAAATGAAGTGATTTTCATCTCATCACCAGTTGCTGAAAGTTTGATGTTCTTATCTTTTAAGCCATCTTGGGCTTGCTTAATTTTATTAATGATACCAGTAGCATGATCTTCAGCATTAAAGTTAATAGTTTTAGTAACAACAATATCAGACATTTATTTACCTCCTTTCTAGTCATATAAGGCTTGTGCTAGCCTCATCAACTTATTTCTGTGAGAAGGTGCAGCTTTAACTTTTGTATCTCCAAAGTTTTTAGCCAAATCTGAAATATTTTTAACATATGCATTAACTTGATTTTGTAAATCAGTGGTATCTTCGACAAACGCAACTGGCTTTACATTAGCTGAAATCATCAAACTATCGTTTAAGGCATCAGCTCTAGCACCTAAAGCGCCCTTACACAACGCTTCATAATACTTAGGCGTTAGATCAAGTATTTCATCAATATTAGTAATGCCAATTATTCGTCTGGCATTCTCAATCAGTTTTAAAACATCTATTACTTGAGATTTAGACGTGCCTCTGACTTCTTCATTTGTTCTTTGGCTTGATTGATTGTTTCTTGCAATTCCTTCAGGCTTTCTTGACGGTCCTCTTTTTCCTTCTTCGTTAGTTTTTGAGAATCGTCTTTCGATTCCTCGTCTAATACTTTTTGCATTTGCTCGATCATAGTATTTACGCGTTTCTTCCATTCGCGTACTTTTGAAGTTAAAAAACCTGCATTACACAAGCCATTAAGGATCTCATCAGTTAGTGAATGAACGTCATCAAAAGCATCTTGTCCATCTAATTGATCAGCTACTTCTTCCATTGATAATTTCTTGTTAGAAGCAGCAACACCAAATTTCAAAATAGCATCAACTTGATCAGTAATGAGTCCGCCCAAAAAGCTATCAAAATTATCAAGTTGCTTATCTTCATCGTCCCCAACGATATTCTTATACAAACGATAGTTATATTTGATATCTAATTGCTTGTTATTAGCTTTCAGATTTAGCATATTTAAAACTCCTTTGATTAATTAATCCGACCGCCACCGCTCATTGAGTGAGTATGCTCTTTAGTTACTAGTCAGCTTTGACTGCTGCGCCATCATTTGTAGCTGTTGCAGATTCATCAGCTGGAGCTTCTGGAGCAGGTGCTAGAACTGTGAATCCTTTAACATCTACTTTTTCTGATTCCTTTAAAGTAGTAGCATCCTTGAACGCTGCTTGATAATCACCGTCAGCTACAACAGTGCCTGCAGCTAAACCAGTAATAGTTGCTGATTTAGTACCAAGTTCACCTTCGGCTACTTTAGTACCATTCTTGTCATAAATTACCAATGTTTCGTTTGAACGGTCTGCCATAATTTAAATACCTCTTTAATTTAAATTTATTTTGTTTCTACTTTTGCACCGCCATTTGTAGCTGTTGAAGTTTCATCACTTGGCTTATCTGGAGTAGGTGCTGCAACTAGGGTGCTATCAGTTGCACCAGCTGGAGTATTTGGACCAGCAACATCTTCAGTAGTTCCTTTTTTGTTAACGAATAGTGTTTCATCATCAACAGTATTATCAACAAAGTTACCGTCATCATCAGTACCTTGGTCAGTACCAAGTGAATAGTTGTAGAACTTATTCATCTTGTCGAATGTGCCGGGCTCAAATGAACTTTCTGGTAATTCAAACCAATTGCCATCATCATTGAAGTCACGTTCCATACCTTCAACTTCAATGGCAAGATTAGATGTAAGAAATCCACCTAACGCTTCTGTATATGGCAATGCCGGTAAAATAGCATGTGAATATTGAGCACGTACTTTTCTATTTGGCTTCTTCCCGTGCATTGAGCCAAAATCAATTCTCCAAAGGGCAAATCTTTCATTGTTATCCCAGATTTGTCTAATTTCAGCATGTAAATCAAATCCATTTGTTTCCTTTGGATAAATACAATCAACAGTTCTTTGTTGATTTGGAGCACCAGTACCCTTCAACGTACCATTCTTAAGTTGTGTAGCTTGTGATGTACGTGTGTTAGTTGCTGATGTTGCGCCTTGCATCCCTAATAGTTGAATCTTGGCAGCAACTGGCCATGACATGATTCGCTTAAAAGCATAAAAGATTTTGTCAGCTTCAATGCCTGTAAAGGAATCTTGACCATATCCTTTGATATCTGAAGTAGTTGTTTCGCCAGCCATTTCTTTTCCTCTTTTCTATAATTTTGATAAAAAATAGACATCTATTTTTAAATGAATGCCTTTTCTGTAATGTAATAATCGATTGTTATATTTACGTGCCAAAGCGATTGATCAGTTGAAGTGTCAGTCGTTTCAGTCTGATTAAATGCAAGTGACGTGCAAATATAATTCGATAATCTTAAATATTTTAAATATTCACGAATGCTGAAACACGTGTCCATCATAAGCCCATGATCATTATCTTTAATGTCAAAGTAATCAATATAAAGCGTATATGATGAGCGTTGTTCATTCTTAGAACGTTGGCTATTGCTGGTTGTACCAGTTGAAACATTGATTTGAGGATAATCTGTATCGTTATCAACAGTATCATCAAATACTGGTACATCAGTAATAACGTTCAATGTTTGAATTGCAGACGTGACTAAATCACGTTGTGGTGAAATCAATATCATCACCTACTTAATTGAATTTTCAATAGCTTCCTTCGCATACTTATCTACATCGAGTGCAATACCCGAATCATGCATCGGATGTTGAGCAGGATAATTCTTGTTCTTCAAGCCATTTTCAAATGCTTGAATATATTCATATCCTTCTTTTGATTCAGCATCAGCATAGACATCAGATGACATACCGTCTTTTGAAGGATGCTTTGCTACTGATTTCCATAAATTACCATGACCTTGATAGCCTGATTTTGAATGATATTGTCTTTCTCTAATAAGCTTTTGAGCACCATCAACTTCATCATTTGCTATCTTATCTACGGCTTTAGGAATATTGTTTTTCAATCTAGCCTTATCTTTTAGAATCATTTCGGCTAAATCAGAGTTACCAGACTGTTTAAGACTTCTAGCCATTTCAGTCATGTCATTTTCATAATTATTTGTAGCTTGAATGCGCACAACTGGTACATGTTCATTATCCCAACTCATGGTTTAACCACCGTCCCAGTGACATACATAGTAGTTCGATTACGATGATTTCTGATTTGATTAACTGAATATTTAGGTGATTGAGTTTTCTCATTAAATTCACCATCAAATCCAACGAAGTCAGCTTTTTCAGGTGAATTGAATCTAATTACCCATGACTTAGCAAACTGTCTTCCAAATACATCTATTTGCTGTTGAGCACCATTCAATTCCGTTACTCTTGCGCCATAATATTTAGTGGCAACCAACTCTTTTGTGTGGTCTAAAGGTGAACTATTGGACTTACTTACTTCACGAACCAAATAAATAATAGGCCTAATCAAACGTCATCACGCTCCCTCTATGATCATTCTCTTCCAAGCCGTCCTTATACTGATTAAGCAAATCAAAATAAGGCGATAAATCGGTGTCTTGGAATGTCAATGACATCCCTTCTTCCGAAATGGACTTGGTACCTTCGTAATTCTCTTTATTCAAGGCATTTTGAGTAACCTTTTGAACAATAACAGTTAACTTAGAATCAATCTCATCAACATCTAAGTACAATTTGATTTCGTCAATTGCGTTATCAATATAGATTTTAATTCTAGGAATCCTAGGGTCTTCTTCTTTTAAATCATTAAGAACTTCTATACTAGACAGAACTTTATCGGTAACACTTGGTGTATCTTCAATCATACAATCACCTCATTATTTAGTTGTTGAACCAGATGATGTGCTGCCTGATGTAGATGTATTTGTAGTTGAGCCCGTTGAGCCTTTCTTATCCTTAGAATTAATCTTTTTAACAACATACTTAGAATCAATCTTAAATTTGTAAGCAACAACACCAATTTTTCTTGGATCCATGACCATTTGATAAAGTGGATCAGTCGCATCTTCTAATTTATTAACTGTCATTCCCGTATATGGTTTAGTAATATCCCAGCCTAATCCATTTACGTGCATTGAAACAATACGACGGTTAATCAAAGCATCTTGACCACCTTTTCCAAGCGCATCACGTACAACTTCAACAGCATTCTTACTTGCTGGAGCTTGTGAATAACGAATGGCACCAGGCGCATTGATATACATTGTTGTTGTCCCATCGTCTCCAAGCTCAATAGAATCATCTTCTGTAATAGGAATACCATTGTAAGTTTGAATGTCAGTCCCACCAACTGATGGTTGCACGTCAGAGATAAGATTTTGCTCTCGCATAGCTAAAATTGTAGCGGAATTAGCATTTAGACGGTTCAATGATGGAGAAGTAACATCACCCATTCTTGCCAACGCTGCTAAAAAATCACCTGCTGATAAGTCCTTAGGTGTATCAAAGCCAAATGATTTAGCTTCTTTCATATCATCAAGTAAAAATGCATTTTGTAAAAGCGCTAGAATAAATCTTTCGTCTTGATTATTCCAATAACTAGAGAATCTAGATGATACTCTGGCGGATACTGGAGCACCCGAAACTTGTTGAGAAAAGTCGGTTTGACCAAACGCCTTAGCTTGATACATCTTGATAGCATTGTGTTTGTCACTAGTGATATTTGATACCTTAATATCTTCAGTATCATTCCAATCTTGTGGATCACCATCTAAATCATTTAAAACTGGAATATTCATAATTTGACCGGGGTCTTGAAGATGTGCCCCCATTTCATCATCCGATGTAACAATTCCACTTGTTAGTAAACGGTTTGTTTGAGTTGAATCATTGTTAATATATTGTGCCCAAATTTCAGGAATAACTAGTTGACCTAAGAATGTAGAGCCAGTAAATTGTGGCATTTGAATTTCCTTCTTTCTATTTATTTAAATAATTATTTTTAATCAGTTCAGGATTTTGCATATAAGCCTCAGTTAATTCATCAATGCTCATCTTGCTTAAATCCTTATTTACCGTTGTGCCTTGACTGCCAGTAGCAGTTTGAGGTGAACTCTTACCTTTTAGACGTTCTTCAACACTTTCTTGCACGGCTTTATTGAATTCAGTTTTGACACTTTCAAGGTTTTGTTGAGTTTCGTCATCAGTAGAACCAACGAACAATTTTGCAAATGATTGTGGTAATCCCTTTTCAGCAGCGATTTTACTAGCACTATCAACTAAAGCACGGCGGTTGTTTTCTTCTTGCAACTTTGCAATTTGATTTTCAAGCTCTTGAGTATGAGCATCTGATTTTTCTTTATCTGTCATATTTGCTTCAGCGTCATGTTTAGCAATTGCTTCTTTAATCAAATCTGGAATATTTCCAACCTTACTTTGTAAGTCTTTAATAGTTTGATCAGCACGAGCTTTTTCTTTAGCTTTGCCTGCGCTAACTAATTGATTAACTTTTTCTTGTTGCTTATCATCGAACGCTACTTCTGATTGATTAGGTTCATTATTTGTATTTGATTGTTGCAATTGGTCTTTATTTTGATTAGGGTCCATAAGTTATCCTCCCGTTTTAAGCCCGTCGGCTTTAATTTCCATTTAGAGTCCGTCGACTATATCCATGGCTCTTTAGTGCCTGACACACGTTTGAAGGCATAAAAAAAGACAAACTTTAAAGTTGTCTACAATTTGTCTAATTCATCTGTAACATCATAATCACTTGTATCCCAATCATCATCGTTATTCATTTCAATAACAGTACATTGACAATTTGGATGCATTAAAGGAAAGTTAACACCTTCTTCAGCATCTTCAACGTTGAAGATTTTTCCATCAAGATCATCACAATCAGCACAAGTGTTAACTGCCTCAAGCGATATATATTTGTACTTGCTAACGCCTCTTGACTGAAAGTCTTGCAGTCTAGTTCGATTCATTGCTTGAGCAGTAGCTGTTCTAATTAAACCTGCTGCACGTCCCATCTGACCATCAGTAGCTTTGTCACCACCAGTTAAAATGTTAGAAATTTCATTCTTCCAATTCAAAGAATCTTTAGGACTTTTAGCAGCTGTTTCAGCCACATCACGAATTTTTCTAAGTGTCTGCATAGTTTGCTTATTGATTGATGAAAACATGTCAGAATCAACGTGATTGTCTAATGTAGTATTTTGAACTGACTTATAAATGATCGCATCTACATTCTTACTTTGCTCTGAAATGTATCTATTATTTCTAAGAACTTTAGTTGCATACTTATACGTTGGAGCAGTAACAACATCAGGAATGTTTTCGGTTGATACACCTAAATGAATCTTTTGAGCAATCGACTGTCTTACAACATCCCTAGTGATATTTGCCATTAGCATGTCACCATTGGTTTTTAGACTATTACCGCCATATGCAATTTTTATAAGATTCTGGTCGTCAGGACTAGCGTTATAAAAAGTATCTTTTAAATTAGATAGAAAATTAGCAATCTCATCAGGACTAGCCTTTGCTGTCCACGATTTGTTAGCTCCCATAAATGCATCGACATCATTAATGACCTTAGATTGAGTATCGCGATACATGTGCTCTATCTCTTTAACTCGCTCATCCTGTTTTCCGTAAACTTTTTGAGCTATTTTAATCGCTTGATTCTTCGTCAGTTTCATCAGAATCTACCTCTTTTGAATCGGAATCATTTTGTTCTTGAGCATTGTCAGACTTTCTATCAAAAACTTTGTCATAAGGATTACTCTTTAGAGCTTCTTCAGTATCATCCTCATTACGCTGCTTTTCAGATTCATAACTAACACCAGTGATTGGTTCAATTTGTTCAAGGATAGTTTGATCAGAAACCTTGCCGGTATTAACCAAAGCTGTGACTGTCTGCATGATCTCCGAATCATTTTTAGGAAGATTAGGTGTATATATTGGATTGATATTCTCGACCATACTTGCATTTTTAATAGCGTTTAACTTCTGCCAATAATTGCCTAGCAAACGCATACGACGCATGATTCCTCTAGTATATAAAGATTCCTGATTGGAACGTTCTTGATCACTGCCCCATAATTTATAAGACATTGCAACACCCGACGCATTTGATGCAAAGTTAGCATCGCTTGTATCAGGTGTATTTGTGTCCTTATGAATCTCCATATTCAATGCATCAATATAGAGTTTCCAGCCATCAGAATTCAATTCTTTAGTTAGATACGATGCAGTAGGTTGAACAACCTGGCTGTTATCATTGATACCACTCTTAACTAGTGCTGGCTTTAACCATATCTTGCTTTGATGAGTATCAATTTGAGGCTTCTTCTTATAAAGAATATGTCCATCTTCATCTTTCAATGGTTGGCCATCAGCGCCGACCCATGGTGTTTTAGGAACATCAATATCACCAGTAATCATAAGCATTGCATTGCTAAAGTCTTCTTGTGAGTTTGCCATTTCAGACTTACTTTTATCGATTGCATCAATGGTATCAAGCTTATATTCCCAGTCACCCATACGTTCATCATTATTAATATATTCAGTGATTGGAACACTACCAAAGCTATGCTCTTCACTTCTTAATAATGTTAGTTGTCCATCATAATCAGACGTTGGCTTGTAATAGTAAATATGATCATCAGTATAGATAACTGTGTACCAATAATCTTGCTGATTAAAGTTGACGTTGTAATAATAAACGGCAAATAGTGAATGTTGTTCCATGCTAGAATCGTAAACCACAAACGCATTAGCAGGGTTCACAGGTCGTAATGCCACTTCGTTGGTATTCTCACGTACATACATTAATTCGTACGCACGTCCCATAATTGACAGGTTCTTGCCCATAATTTTTTCATGATATGATTCATCATTCTTAGAATTAAAATCAGCAATCAAATCATTGAGCTTATCTTCATCATCTTTAGATGTATCAGAATCTTCGTTATATTGAAACTTAATAGGATTACCAAAACGATAACCAGTTTTAATTGATGTAATAAAGTGAGCAAATCCACTAGCAATACGATTATCTGCACGGCTTTCGGGCTTCTCACTATTCCAATAATGAATGTCGTTATCGCCAATATAATAGCGGTACAACGTCAGTAAACGCGGTACTTGCAGTGCTTGATGTTTCTCAATGAACTGTGTTGCAACTTCTCCAAGCTTGACAGGATCATCCTTCACAGCATCAAATATTTCTTCAGGCATTTTGTACTGTTTGTTTGATTCAAGCGAGAAACGTCTGCCACTTAACATATGAACCGTTCGCTGATTTGGATATGGAAGGCTTGAATAGTAAGCCATCGGGTTGTCTTCTATTGCCATTCAATCACTCTCCTTTCGTTTAGAGTCCCAAGCTATCTAAGTAATCAGCTTGCTCATTAATTGACGATGCTTGAGTATCTTCTTGCATTGCCATGACTGATTCAGCAACACCCGTTAAAGAGTCAGAAGCATCATCATGCAGGTTCTTGCCAGCCCTTTGATATTTCTTAATAGCATCAAAAAAGACCGGAAAGCGTGACTTCCAGTCTTCGGGATAATACACGTGTTCTTCTACCCAGCTTGAGTTAGATAGAATACGTGCATCTTTATTTTGTCCATTATGAAACCAATTTATTACTGTTCTATTGGTTCCGTATTCATTTCTAAGTTTGCTATCAACTTGACGTGCGAATCCTTTACCACCATTGTTTGATTCAATACGTGCCATATTAACGTGATTACGATAATAGCTTTCGGTTACAAGCTTTTCTGTTACTTCCATGGGTTCCTGTGTCATAACCACATCTAAGATGTATGGTTCTTGATTGTACATCCCGTATACGATTGATACTAAGTAGTCAGAACCTTCGTCAGCAGTATCACAGTACGCATATATGCCATTAAATTCTGGTTGTTTAGTATACGTATTAAACTTCTGATATAAGGCACCCTTTAAGTCAATTGGTTCTTGCTGATAGTTAGCAGCTGCTATTTCAGGTGACATAACAGATATTTTACGTTTGTATTCAGCATAAGAAAGAACATCGTCACATAGCATTGTTCCATCGTCTTGAAGAGCCTTCATATTGATGTGTTTAACTTTGAAACCAGCCTTAGGCATTTCAGTTAACACACGTCCAGCTAGATCGCCTGATGCCCATCTAGTCATAATAACTAATACTTTGCCACCTTTTTCAAGACGTGAAAGCATTGTATCAGCATACCAACGATATATATCATCTAATCTGTTAGCATTATTGGCTTCTTGAGCTGACTTAATAACATCGTCAATTATGATTAGATCAGCACCAAAACCAGTAGCAGTACCACTTGGAGATGTAGCCAAATAGTTATTAGTTTGATTACCTTCAAGGCTCCACATGTTCATTGCAGCATCACCATATTTAATATGTGTATCTGGGAAAATATCGTTATAAACTAAAATGTTCTCATCTGCTTTAACTTCTTGAATAGTATTACGAACTGACTTACTGAACACTGTTGATAAGGTCTCATTATAAGAGCCTGTCATAATTCTAAACGTACTGTCACGTCCTAATATCCATTCAACAAAGTTGGTTGCTGTGAGTGACTTGCCATGTCTTGGAGGCTCGTTAACAACTAACACCTGATCATCACTCATTAAGAATTCTTCCAAGTCATTGCATAAATCAACTAGATATTTGCGATTAGATTTATAAAATTCAGGCATTCTTAAATGACAGAAATCAAAAAAATGACGTCGTGCTAGTTCAATCTTTGCACCACGTTTAATTAATTCACTTTTGTTCATGAGCGAGCTTCTTCAATTCATCATCAGTTAAATTGGCATATGGATTGTTAACATTTAAGCCACCGGATAACTCAGTTTCATGTTTATCACGCCATTCTTCAGGCTTACGATTCTTTAACCAGAAAATAGCAGCAGTCGTATCAGGTGGAATATCTTTTTCAACTAAACCTAGTTTGATGCGTCTGGTTGTCTTTACACCTTTGATGGCAGCATCTTGAATCTCCTGCTTAGATGCATCTGGGTGCTTCAACTTCCATTTGTTTTCATAATCACGTCTTCTAACGTCAATTAACTCATCGTCAAGCGGGACTACCTTATATTGTGTCTCAGTGGCTGTGAATCCCTTGGCACGCTTGAATAGAGCATTCTCAATCTCACGATCAACAACGGACTTTCCCTTTTTTAGGGACTCCGATATCTCCGATTGCTTCTTTTTCCACTCATAAAGCGTAGATGGAACAATCCCAATATTATGGGCTATTTGTTCGTCAGTTAAGCCATCACGTGCCCAGCCTTCTAATTGAAGTAACCCTTCGGGAGTTATCCATTCACCAATGTTTGACTTAGCCAACATCATCACCTACTTTCTTGGCTTAGGTTTTTCTCTCTTCTTTTTCAAATCACGATCTAGATCACCAATCATCTTAGCTTCTTCCTTAGTCATGTAACCAGCCTTTGTGTGAATCATCTCAAGGCACCTACAATCTTATCTTTTCCTTCCTCATCCGTTAAATAACAATCATCAATATTAGGAAGTGTTAATTGATAAAGCTGGTCATCAACCATATGTGATCCTATCGAAACAATTTGCTTAGGATTTACTAGCATTTCATTATATTCATATCCTTCTCCTGATTCCGCTTCTTTGTAAACTGTAATATTAATCATGTTTGCACATCCTTCTAAGCTCTTTCTTAGCTTTGTGTTTTTTAACTAGCATAACGATTCCAGCAGTTCCATAGCACAAAATAAATAGCCCTAACGCAATTAGCATTGGACTAAATACCCACAACCAACTCCAATTAATAAATCCAAAGACTTTGGCAGCTGCGAATATTAAAGAGAGAGCAAATAAAAACCACGTATAATCTTTATCATCAAATTTAAGCACGATTAATAAGAACCTTTCTATTACCGTTAAAATCTTCATGATCAACAATTTTTCTATGTTCAAGTACATGCATCAGCTGATCATTAGCATCATCATTAAGCCCTAAAACTACTTTGAGATAGTTATTTCCACAAACATCACTACCGCGAATTAGATTAATAGCTCGCTGAACAGTATCTTCATTAACAAACAATTTAATTACATTGCTCATTTTCGATTACCTCCCAATCATCAGACAGCATATCTGTTTGACTGGCTAACCAACCTAATTGAATTTGATTAGATGTTGTTTTAATTGCTAGCAGATCAGAAAAGACGTTGTGATCAAAAAGAACTCTAAATAAATTTGAGTCAACTCTATCAAATGTATAATGCGGTTCAATTGTTCGACCTAGTGTTTCACCTTTAACTAAAAACACAAATTGATCATCACCATTCCAATTAGTTCTCTTCAACTTATAGCCTTGCTCCATTAATTTAATTGCTTTGTCAAATTTCATATTTTCCTCCAAAATAAAAAGCCGATAGGAATTAACCTGTCAGCTAGTGGCGTACTAGGTACGCGTTCTATTTAATATAGTGTGAGTGGGATTCGAACCCACGGTTTATCCCTCTACTTAAAGAGCGCTTCAATTAAGAAGCTACCACACTACTATTAGCCTTAGCGGTAACACGTCTGTCCCCTCATCCTCGCGGTCTCACCTACGTACGAATAGTAGGAATAAGCTTCACGGCTAATATATAAGTATTCATCAGACAGATTCGTCTATGCTAATACCATGTATGACTATGCTCATTATCTTAAAAAGACTGTTTTCATAATCATCTAATGCGGATATTCGGAATCGAACCGAAATACTAAATACTAAGTGATATTTCAAAATAAATTAAAGGAGTTTAAAGTGGCTACGTTAGTTTGCATTATTATCGAAAGTTTTCTTGTATTTAGGGGAATTCTTGATGTATTTAGCATGTAATCCGGTATTACTATCCGCGTAATGTGGCTGACTTTATCATCATCAGTCACAAGGGCTAAACTTTTGTTATTAAAAAGTTGTTTTTGGTTTGTAGTTTTCCTTCTAAATTGCTCCTTTTGTAGCGGTAGAGTAACCGCATATCTGATTCTTTCAACGATACCAATATTACTCATATATGCTCCAAAATTCATACGGAGTTTATACACTCAAACTCCACTTTTTTCAGTCTTAATCATATTTACCTCCATTTGATAGTAATCACTGAACGCATCAGCAAAATACAGCATTGCAGCTCGCTTACATTCAAAGTATCTTGATGTTTCATAATTAACTGCATCGAGTGCTCCAGTATTGCCTTTACCATACAAAAAACATTTTTCTAAGATTGTTCTAAACTTATGATCATCGGGGCAATTTCTAACCACCTTATAAGTAGCCTTAACTAAATCCATTGCCCATAATTGACCCATAATTTTGTCCTCCTGAGTATTTCTAGCACTGCCACTAGTTCCAACCGTATCAAAGCTAGGCGACTGTAATGACGAAATATTCATGTGCGAACGAGCTTTCAATCTTGGAAACTCATGCTCAAAGTAGTATTTAACATTCTTTAGTGTTTCTTCCTCATTTAGTTCTGGAAATAGTCCCATTAATACAGCCCCCATAGTGATATAATTGATTTGCTGGAACCAATTAATTAGCTACTCACTTTGTGAGTGGCTTTTTTTATTTGATCTATTTGAAAGGTCTATTATTTTTTGCTTTATTCATCGTCTTCTACCTCTTCCATAAATGGCACAAGTCTTGGATCAATAGCAACCACTTCATCACGTGTGAACTTAACTTTCCAACCGTTAAGCCCAAGCCTGTTATATAATTTTGCTCCACCATTTGGATTGATGTTTAGATAAGACTCTTCATCTCCAGCAATCAACTGTACATAATATTTTTTAGGAACTATAAACGTAGCCTTATCAGTATAGAAATCTAAAATATCCCTAATAATGGAAATTCGTTCGTCTGTATCAGCTGCATCATATTTATCCTTGATGGAACCACATTCAGTATTTGCTGGAAAATAAGTTATGTTATGTAACAAGTCATTACAACTCATATTTTTTTTGGTATATTCTAATTCTTTTTGTTCATCCTTGCTATATCCTTTTAAAATTCTCATATGTTTATCCTCCAAACAATTTAATTGCTTTCTGTATGTCTCGTTCCGAATCCATTCTTATTTCTTCTAGCATTCAACGTCTGCCACTCATCGTCTTCTCTATATAATTTTTTACCGATCCTGTTATTTTGACGTATTATGTCTTCTATATAAAAAAGCTCTTTATGCATAGCAGCTGCTATTTCTTTATTCTTATATCTATTTTCACGCATTTGATAGACTGCTAAATTATCATCCGTCATAATTAATATCTCCTAGAATGGTGTAATGATTTTCCAAATGATGTCATTTTTTTCACCCGGACTTAAGTGTCGTCTGGCTTGTTTGAAATCTGGCTTCCACTCATTTATTTCAACTGCATTTTTAGAAATATATGCGATTGTTTCTTCAATATCACGATGATGTTGCTCAAATATATCCTCTACAAAATCCTGATAAACATCTGCATAATTCATAAATCCAACCTCATTTCTTAAAAAGGTAAATCTGAATCACTGATATCAATCGGTTTACTGTTATCAGCAAACGGATCGGTATTATTATTTTTCTGCACATTATCTGCACGTTTTTGACTATAATCGTTGGTATTATTGGATTTGCTTGCTTGATTATCTGCACGCCCATTAGATTGACCATTTGAATCGTTATCCCATTCCAGCTTGGAAAAGTTATCAACAATTACTTCGGTGACATATACTCGTTGCCCATCTTTTTCATAGTTACGTGTTTGAATACGTCCATCAATACCAACAAGCGAACCTTTATGAACTAAATTAGCGAAGTTCTCAGCAGCTTTTCGCCAAATAGTACAATTGATAAAGTCGGCTTCACGTTCGCCTTGAGCGTTAGTAAATGTACGATTGACAGCAACCGTAAAACTAGCAACTGCCGCACCATTGGTTGTATATCTCAACTCTGGATCACGTGTTAGTCGTCCTACTAAAACAGTTCTATTAATCATTTATGCTTCCAACCTTTCATTTTCTGATAGGAATTTATTAACGAAATAATTTTGACCTTTGCCGGTAACTTTTGGTGTCTTAGTAACAACCGTCACTCCATCTCCGTTAACATGAGAAGATTCTTTAATTTGAAACAATCCTAAATTCATTGATTTTTGAGTAGGAGAATTGTAGTCAGCACCCTTACGTTTGATTAAATAGCCATTATCTCTCATCCATTGGAACAGCCTTCTTGCACCAATATTGATACCATTGCCTTTTAGAATCTTTGCTAAGTCGCCAATAAGAATAGTTGTATGCGAAGTTGATACTGAATCCGCAAATATTGCCTTAGGTTTCATAATTTCAACTTGCTCTTGTAGATCTGCTGCTAATAGCAATGCACCACGATAATTAGAAGGTACTTGATAGCCACCAACATTCTTGGTGGAATATCCTTGTTTCAACTCATTTTCCATCTGGTTGAAGGCTTCAATATATTGCATTTTGAATTTTACCGCTTTCCTACCTGTGAATCCCATTGCTAGTAACGTGAAGCCGTCTCGGTTCATGTAATACGCCCTTCGTCCTCTTCCATACGTATCAGGCAAATCTGTTACTAAAAACATCTGCGCAAAATTGCGCACATCTTTTTCTAAATCATCAATTGCTCGTAATACGTCTCTATGATTTTTATTAAATGTTTCCGCAACTTGTAAACTGCTAGTCACTGCTTGTTGATCTTTCATAATTACTAAATCGTTCATTTTGTCCACTCCCTAACTTCTATTTCCGTTCTAGGATTCTCGTCATAATCCTTTTCTGTTTCATGCTTTACTATTTGTCCGTCATCAAACCAAGCCTTCTTGAGACCGTCATATATAGCTTTCTCATAATTATCTAAGTCAGGCTTAATTGCTGGTTTAACTTCATGATTTGCACGTCTTAAATATTCTTTCTTGGATAATCCTTTTTGAATAGGTCTATAAAAGTGAATACGTGCAACTAAAGGAGTTCCCCTATCAAATAACTGTTTGTTGTGATATTTCTCTGTGTATAGAGCTTCAATATAATTTTTATAACTCTTATATGGCTCTGCTATATAAGTACCCCATCTAGCAACTCTTGGTCGTGAAGCTGGTACTGGTATCTCGTTGATTGTTAGATGTAAGTCAGTCATTTAACACCTTTTCATATCCAAATAATTCATTTGGAGATATATCTAATGCTTTACATATTTTTTGAATATCCGAAATCTTGATTGATTTATAAGTTCTCTGCGACATATGACATATAGTCCAGTAGTTAACTCCAGACATTTCCGCCAAGTCATTCAAAGTTAACTTTTTGGGAATTAATAAACGTCTTAAATCAAAATTAATCATGTTTCGACACCAACTTTCTAAGTTCTGAATCGTAGCATTTTCTTAGACTGTAAGCGTTGATCAGTGAAGCCTCTAACTTAACCATTACAAACGGATCGTTAAAAATATTTGAATATTTTCTCCTAAGGTTATCCATGTGTTCAAACTGATATTCTAAATTATCAATTGCTTGTTCTAAGTACACGCTCTCCTTAGCTATCTCGTCTATAACTGTCTGTCTATCATCTGAAATAGGTGTCTGTGAACGCCTATATGACAGTGTTTTCGTATTAATTTGTAACATTTTCTTCATCCCTTAATTTCTTTAATCTATCTTGTAAATTGCTCGAGTTATCCAAAGATTCTTTAGCCTTAACTTGACTCCAATCAGTTGCCTGTTCTTTTGGCTTTTTATTGTATCTGCCATATTTTTGTTTAGGCTTTTCTTGATACTCTTTGATTTCAGCCATAGTAAATAAACTGCTATTAATCCAGCGTTTAATAATTCCTTGTACATAGCTCCACGTGTTTGCACTGTATGCAACGGCAATTTTGACTGCATAAGTAACAATCTCAATTGCCTCCGCATATGTCGTACCTTGGTTAGTAAAGTCTTGGAGTGTATATTTCAAATCGTCTTGCATTAATGGCTTAGTTGAATTAATTCCAAAGTTTTGTTGAATCGTCGTAATTAGATTCCGATACAGCTCATCATCGCCCTGATGATTTTGTTTAGGTTTAGTTTCTTTTTGTTTATGTTTATTTAATGCTCTACTAGTGTCTACACTAGTGCCTATACGAGTGTCTATACTACTGTCTTCACTAGTGTCTACACTATGTGTAGACAAGGAACTATAAAGTACCTTGATTTGATACCTCGCTGCTTTATTAGATCCTGATGAAGACCATTTGATGTATCCCTTTTGAGTGAGGGTGTTTCTAGTTTTAAAGAAATTTGAAGTTCCTAAACCTGCTTTTGTACATAACACCGATGACGCTACCGTAAATGTAGTTGACCATGCAGACTTATTGTTTATGGACATTAAGGCATGCCATAAAGCAATTTCTGATGAGTTCAATGGATTTAGTTCGAGCGCATCATAGAATGATAAAAGCTGTTTTAGATAGTTCAAATCTTCACCCCCTTACTGAATTAGATCATCCATAGAAACGATAGTTCCTAGTTTCTTAGTCATTCTGCAATACTCACATCGTTCACAACGTTCTGGTTCAACAATTCCATGTCTGACATCTTCAATGTGTGGCTGTTCTCGTTCAATCAACAGTTCAGCCTCCGTCAGACGCTCGTTCGGAATCGATATAATTGCCTTGTCAGGCACATCTTGCTTTGATACAGCAACTATATATGGTTCACACCAAACACCAAATGTTTGATGAATTAATTCCTGATATACATACATTTGAAGTTGATAGTTCCACTTAGCAACAAATGATTCTTTGATACGTTCTTCTGAATTCCAATATTCTTTCAAAATATCTTGAGTAGTCTTTAAATCAATGAAATAACCACGATCAAGATTCAAACAATCAACCTTGCCTTTCCAATCAACATCATCGATTTGACCGGTAACGATTACTTCTTTATCACCTTGATAGAGCTGTTTAAAGCCGTCATCGTCTTTCAAGGTATCAATCATCTTATCAGCATCTTTATACTCTTTGAGAAGTCCATGAGGCTTTCTCTTAGAAAGTAGGTCTTCTTTGTTCTCATCGATAAATTTCTGATGAGCTTCAGGACTTTCAAAAAATGAATGCAGGTAATTACCAACTAGTAAAGCTTTCTTGAAGTCTGGCTTGTACTCTCCATTGATTTCTGCCATTGCCTCAGCTTCACATGCTAGGAACTTCTTAAAAAAAGTTGGTGATTGATATTGCTGATCTGTTTCTGAATCGTAGTAGTTCTCACTATTTAAATAGATCGGTTTGTCCGTCTGATTCTGCTTCTGATTCTTTTCCTGTTTCAGCATCGTCATCAATACCCCCATTCTTAATCTCGTCATAAGCTCGTTTAGCTTCTTCATCGCTCATTGAGTTAGATTCTTTAACAGGATCAGGCGTTACATCTTTAACAGGCTTATCTGCTTGTTCTGGCTTGTTTGAAACGTTGCCAACTAAATCATCAAGGTTCTTTTTAGGTTCAACAGGAGCTTCATGCCGTGTATTTGAAACAGATTCTTGAGCACTATTCCCATCATCTTCCGTATACATTGCCCCAAGGTCATTTGGAAATGCCTCACGTAATGCATTAACTATTGCTGTTTTTCGAATCATATTTGCAGGCATTGACTTCCAAGTAGATTGGCCCTTATTAAACTCTTTATAGCTAATTTCAATGTGAACAGGTGTATCTCTGTCATCTCTATTAACTTCTGCCCATCCGCCTACCAGCTCATCAGTAGGAAGTACGAAAGCTCCATTAGTATTAATCACTTCATTGTTTCTAAGAACAATACAGCCCGCCTTCATACCTTTGAAGTGTTCGTTTTGCTCTGCACGTTTCATAAAAGCCTCTTTTGACACAATTTGCTGTGCCGGACTATTTCCAAATTTCACTAGATAAGCTTCATTTAGAAACGGATTAAGATGTTGATACTTGCAAAGAGCAATGAACATTGACGCTTCACCATCTGTAATATTTCCGTTACCACTTTTAATAAACGTTTTAACAATGTTTCTATTAAGCTCAACCTTTTGTCCACCGACCTCGAAAACAGTAGATGCTGGTTCCTTAGTTTCATTTTTAGTCACTTCGTTAGCCATTATTAAATCCTCCAGTTTATCGATTAACTACGTTCAATTTCTTCAAAATCAAATTGTTCTGTAAAATCGTTTGTTTTTTGATTGAATCCTTTTAATAAGAAATCTCTTTTGCCTTGCGGTGTCATACAATCAAATAATTGATGAACACCATAAACGTGTTTGTCTAATAAGAATTGAATAAATGAATCGACATCATCACGTGTAAAGTACAAATCATCGAATTCATAAACGCTTGAATATGCATCAATTGATTCGCCTTTGTAATCAGTAATTTTTTCACCATCAACTGTGAAATATCCTTCGTTTGGATCAACGTCATTATCATTAAACCCATTCAATGCTCTATATCTTTGTTCGTCCATTAAATAGCTGCTGTCGTAACCTTTAATTGATTCCATTTTCATTTCTCCTATTCGTGATATAATTAACGTATAAATATTTTGCTAAATATTTTATTTTTAAGAGTTCTAGTTGGAGCTAGAGCGCTTTTTTTTGTGCCAAAATTTCTGGAGCATAGTCTGTTAAATTCATAATCTTATTTGGATCATCAGGTTCATTGCCAAATAACTTATCTAATTTGCTATCAATCCAGTGATTAACGTTGGCTCTATCTCGTTCGGATACGTCCATGTTCTTTAAAAGTCCACCGTGCTGACCTAGAACATCTCCAATGCCAAAACTTGCTGCACCGATTAAAGTGGCTAAAAATACTGCATCCATGCTGTTCATCCCCTTAAAATGTAAATCTATAAGTATATTTTCCTTTTTCCGATTTAATAAACTTTGCGTTCAAGCCAGCTTCGGACCATTGAAAAATAACTTCTTCAGGAATTTCAGAATCAAATGATTCCTCCATACTTGAATATCCTTGCTTAATTAGTAACAAGCTCTTTTCTGGAACCTGCTCAATTTTGAACGAGCTCTTAGCTAGTTTTCTTTGTTTCTTATATTCTTCTGGATCAAACATTTATAATTCCTCCGATTTCATAAATTCTTTTTTGTGCTTTGAAACAAAATCTCTGAATTCAGGTGCCGAAAACTTCCATGGACTACCAGAACCAGTTGAGTATCTAACACATCCACCTTTGTCCATGTCTAATGCATCGCGATAACGAAAGAGTTTCTTTTTTAATGTAGGAGCTGAGCAACCTACAACTTTACATGCCCAAGGCATAAGTTTTATATCTTTATCAATTGGTTCATTAATAAGATCACCAAGCTTATCTTTTCGTACCCACGTCAACACGTAACCATCTTTTTCAGGAATACCGAAAGGCATTACTTCTGGTTCTTGCATCCAAGTCACCCTCTTTCTAAAACAGCCTGTTTCATTGTGATTCCAAATCTGTTACATAATTTTCTAGAAGCAAGCATCATAATTTCACTTGTTCTAGTCATTTTTTTAACCCCCAGCTTGATAACATCAAGATCAGGTTCCTTCTTACTTAATTCATGAACCATGTTGCTAATAGCTCCATCGCTATCTGTATCAACTTCCTGTGTTCCTATTAGAAGTCCTAGTGAATCATCACTGAACTCATCAGCAAGTTCTAATAGTGCTGATGGAAGATGATATATGTAGCAATTCATCGCCATTACGAAACGATCATCATCAACAGAATTAGCTATGTTAATTACGTATTCTTCTTTGATTCGCCTTTTAGTAATCCATTGACCAACAGACTGCTTATTTCTTGCTCCAGCCATAAATGCTATTTCTGTGTAGCTGTAATGATGTCGCTGAATTAAATCAATAAATTCTTGAAATATGTTTACGTCATTCAAGGTTTGTCACCTCCTTTAATAATCATTAGTTAAATCATTGTCATTAATAAGCTGATATAAGACATTTCCAAGCGGATTTACTATCTTTTCATCGTTACAGATATCATCAAGACCAGCCTCATGCATGGAAGCATGTAATGCCTCATGAATTAAAACTTGCTTTCTTTTTTGAATTGATAAATCTTCATCGAGATAAATCTGTGCTGTCTTGTAATCCGTATATCCCCAAACTGCTTCATCATTGTCTTGAAGATTCTTAATTACCGAGATTGAATAAGTAATTCCGCCTATCTTTATATTTCTAATCATTTAAGACTCTCCTTCCTCTATAATTAAAATTATTGGAGGTGAATATACATGGTAAAAGAAAACAGACATTTTCCCGCTAATCCGCATAAGTCAGGCCCTAAAACTGTGACTGTTAAATCATCACCTAAACAGTCCGGCTACAAGCGCACGACCCCACGTCATGCAAAATAATTTTTTCTGCTGACATCTAATTGATGTCGGCTTTTTTATACCTTTCGTATCAATACAAATCGTCTATAATTTGATTAGAAAGGTGGTGAAATATATGTCAAGATTTCAAAAGATTAATAGTCTAAATGAATTTGATTTGAAGTATGAATATGATTTTTCTAAGGTTAATATGATTATTAACCCTGGTAAAGGAGCTGGTATTGCTATGAAAATCAATATTCAGGACGGATTTTATGGTGGTACGGATAAAATACTTTTTATTTATAACAATGGTTTTATTGTCTACTACGAGTTTGGTCATGAAGATTCAGGAGCCTTAAAATCAACTTACGCTCGTACAAATCTGAAATTGAAGAGAGTATCAAAGGACGAAAATATTTTCGAACCCCAACTCCCTGAGCAGAACTAATTTGAATTTCTCCATATCGTCCCAGCGATAATTGAGTTAATTCATATTGATCTGTTGTATAAACAACAATCTTGCCATCTTTAATTAGGTGGCTCTTTTTTTGAGCTTTTTCCATATAACTCACCTCCAATTGCTATTGATATTTGACGTACAACTATATGAACGTCTAGCAGCTTTCCTGTACTCTTAAGACGTTGATACAGATTCATTTTTGTTATCACTATATGTAATATAATTCTCAAAAAAAAGAATTTCTACCGTGGTCTTAAAATGATTTGCCATTTTTACTTTAAGCTTATCTGAAACACCTTGTATGCCCTGTTCAGCTTTTTGATATTTTGAAATTGAAATTCCTAATTTCTCAGCTGACTCTCGCTGTGTTTCTCCTAAACTTAATCTAAACTTCTTCAATTGATTCATTTTAATATCGCCTCCTATTACTTTATGTGATAATAATACTATTACTATATGTGATAGTCAACACTATTAGTAATATTCTTTTATTTTTTACCATAACTATCACATTTTGTGATAGTTTATTACTTAAAGGAGTTACTTATGACAAGAGGACAAAGATTAGCAAAGCTAAGAAACTCTCGTGGATTATCGCAACCACAATTCGCAGAGATATTAAACGTTAGTCAAAGTACAGTGGCAATGTGGGAATCTGGTAAAAGAAATATAAGTAATGATGATTTAGTGCGAATCGCACAATTTTTCCATGTCACAACTGACTACATCTTAGGAAACAATGAAACACCTAAGTGGGCAAAACAAAAAGACACCATAGATTTAAAGTCCTTCTTAGACAAAAATCTTGTGGGTGCCTTCTATGATGGCGATGAATTAACTGAGGAGCAAAAAGATAAATTACAAATTGCATTAACTCAAATTTTTTGGGATCAGCGTAAAAAAGAAAGAAGCGATACCGATGACAGCAATAAGAAAACTAAATAAATTAGTCTTCACCATTGGTAAACGATACAGTACATTTGATCCCTTCGTTTGGGCAGACAAGTTAAACTTAGAAATATTTTGGAAAGAGCTTGGAAAAAAACCTTTAGCTAAAACAAATTATTTTTTTGATGAGCCTTTGATAATGATGTCAAATAATATTAGATATTCAAATCAACGATATTTTGCTTTGGCTCATGAAATTGGACACGTTTTGGAACATAAAGGATTAGCAGCATACTATGTTGCCAATAAAGTGAATAAACACAAGACTGAATTTGAAGCAGATAAATTTGCTATGGCAGTAGTTACTAACCTTTATATAGAAGAGAGCGGTCATTTACCTAATACATATCAAGATTTGCGATATAAATATGGCTCTCCTAACATAGGAGATTAA